CCAACGGAATAAAAATGCTCCAAAAATTCGCAAGCGTATTGCGCGAACAAATACGCACGGACATGAACAATTATGCTGACGACATAGCTGGTGGGGCTTGTCGTAACTATGAAGAGTATCAAAAACTTTGCGGTGTTATTCAGGGTCTAGCCACCGCAGAGTCCTACCTGCTGACCCTGCTAAAGAAAGTTGAAACAGATGAGTGACCTTATCTTGCCTCCGGGAATAACACTCCCGCAAACTATTCAGCCAGCGGAAACGCCTGCTGAAGATGCGACAAACGAGGAAAAAGCAAGCCAGCTACCGGAACCTGCGGGTTACAAGCTGTTGTGCGTGGTTCCTGACGTATCCGAGACGATCGAGGGTACTAACCTCGTGAAGGCTTCCGACATCATGCGTCGTGAAGAACAGACAACATCCGTGCTGTTTGTAGTCAAAGTTGGCCCAGATGCGTACAACGACAAAGAGAAATTCCCCAACGGACCTTGGTGCAAGGCGGGAGATTTTGTAATGACGCGTACATACACAGGGACCCGCTTCAAGATGTACGGCAAAGAAATGCGGTTCATCAATGACGACCAGATCGAAGGCGTAGTCCAAGACCCGAGAGGAATCACACATGTCTGATTTTAAATTTCCAGATGAGCTAGAAGACGACAACATTGAAATTGAGATTAGTGGTAAAGATACCGAAATCGAAGTTGAAATTGTTGATGACACCCCCCAGCGCGACCAAGGGCGTAAGCCACTTGACCGTGAAGTAGCTGACCCGACCGACGAAGAAATCGAGTCCTATTCGGACAAGGTTAAGAAGCGGATTACGGAACTGACCCATGCCCGACACGACGAGCGCCGTGTCAAAGAAGCAACACTTCGGGAAAAAGAAGAGCTAGAACGGTTCACCCAGAACTTGCTCCACGAAAACAAACGCCTAAAAGGGTTCGTGGAAGACGGCACTAAGCACATTGCAGCTAGCTCATTGACAAGTGCGGAAGCGGAAATGGCCGCAGCCCGCCGTCAATTCAAGGAAGCGCAAGAGGCTTTTGACACCGATGCTATCATTGCAGCCCAAGAAGCGATGACAGACGCAAAGTTCCGTTTAGAGGCTGCAAAGAATTTTCGCCCAGCCCCTTTACAAACTTACAGCGATAGTGTACAAACGCAACAACCGGCACCAGAAGTGGTGCAACCCGACGAAAAGACACTGCGCTGGCAGGCAAAAAACCAGTGGTTCGGGACTCCGGGATTTGAAGAACTAACCAGCTACTCACTAGGGCTGCACCAGAAGCTAGTGAATTCGGGTATGAACCCGCGTAGTGATGAGTATTTCGAGCAGATTGATGCTCGCGTAAGAGGTAAGTTCCCTGAAGTTTTTGGGAGAAGCCAAACCGAAGGCACCAAGCGTCCTGCATCTGTGGTCGCTCCGGCGACTCGTTCGTCAGGAGCAAAGAAGGTTCAAATTACGAATACAGCGGCAGCGCTGGCTAAGAAATTTGGATTAACCCCGCAGCAGTATGCTGCTCAAGTAGCAAAATTGGAGTCTTAATATGGCAACCCGTGAATCTCGTGATCTCGCTTCCCGCGACAAAAATGTGCGCGCTGTGTATACCCCTTCGAGCACTTTGCCCGATCCAACACCCGAACCCGGGTACACGTATCGCTGGATTGCGACGCATGTACTAGGCCAGAGTGACCCTACTAACGTGTCTCGTAAGTTGCGCGATGGTTGGGTACCGGTGAAAGCAGATGACCATCCAGAGCTAATGCTGGTAGGTAATGAGAAGACAGGTAACGTCGAAATTGGTGGGCTGATGCTTTGCAAAATGTCGTCCGATCGCGTCGAAGCTATGTCAGACTATTACAACGACCAAGCAAGAACTCAGATGGAGTCGGTGGATAACACATTTTTACGTCAAAATGACCCACGTATGCCGTTGTTTTCAGAACGCAAGTCCTCGATAACGCGTGGTGGGTTTGGTTCAGGTCTTAAATAATAGGAGTCCTTAAATGGCATCTACAGCTTCTCCCTACGGCTTAAAAGCCGTGAATGAGTTGGGTGGCCTACCTTACGCAGGTAGCACTCGCTCGTTCCTATTCGATCCTGCTGGATATGGCACAAACGTCTATAACGGAAGTTTGGTATACGTCAAATCTACAGGCTACATTGAAATTGTTACCGCTACTGGCGCTGACGCAACTACAAACGGCTTCCCTGTTGGCACTGCTAACACCGGCGCTGTTGGTGTTTTCGTTGGTTGCTCTTACGTTAACGCACAAGGTCAAACCATTTTTTCACAATACTACCCAGCCAGTGCGCTGAATGCGGTTGCTTTTGTGATTGATGACGACCGTACTGTGTTCCAAGTTCAGTCTGCTGGTACTGTTACCATCGCTGCTCTGGGTTCAAACGTGTTCTTCTCCACAGGTGCAGTGTCTACCGGTAGTACATCTACAGGTAACTCTACCGCTTCTGTTGTGGCTGGCTCTTCCGCTGTTACGACTACCGCCGCTTTCCGCGTCGTTGGTTTCCCTAACATGGTTGGCTTCTCCACAGTAGGTGACGCATATACTGATATTCTGGTGAAGTTCAACCCCGGATACCACTCTTACAGCAACGCTGTTGGTCTGTAAAAGGAGCTAAATCATGGCTATTTCACGCGCACAACTACTTAAAGAACTGCTCCCCGGATTGAACGCATTGTTTGGTTTGGAATACGCTCGCTACGGCGAAGAGCACAAAGAAATCTACGAAACAGAGTCATCTGAGCGTAGCTTTGAAGAAGAGACCAAACTCGCCGGTTTCGGTGCAGCACCAGTCAAGAACGAGGGACAGGCCATTGCTTATGACAATGCCCAAGAAGCGTTCACGGCTCGCTACAACCACGAAACCATCGCGTTGGGCTTCTCCATCACTGAAGAGGCTGTGGAAGATAACTTGTATGACTCACTGTCTGCTCGTTACACCAAGGCTTTGGCTCGCGCTATGGCGTATACCAAGCAAGTTAAGGCTGCTGCTGTTATCAACAACGGCTTCACTAACTCGTCTCAGTACTACGGCGGTGACGGCGTACCTTTGTTCAGCACTGCACACCCCTTAGTTGGTGGTGGAACCAACAGCAATCGTCCTACTACTGGCGCTGATTTGAACGAAACTTCCTTGGAAGCCGCCGTTATTCAGATCGCCGCTTGGGTGGATGAAAAAGGTCTGTTGATCGCTGCTAAACCTCGTAAGCTGATCGTTCCTCCATCTTTGATGTTCGTTGCTACTCGTTTGTTGGAAACCAGCCTCCGTGTTGGTACCGCTGACAACGACATCAACGCGTTGAAGAACAACGGTTCAATCCCTGAAGGCTATTGCGTTAATCACTACCTGACCGACACAAACGGTTGGTATTTGACTACTGACGTGCCTAACGGCTTGAAGCACTTCGAGCGTACTGCATTGACTAACTCAATGGACGGGGATTTCGACACCGGCAACGTGCGATACAAAGCACGCGAGCGTTACAGCTTTGGCTGGAGCGATCCGCTTGGAATGTTTGGTTCTCCCGGTTCGTCTTAAGGCGACAAAATAACCCAGCAAAAGTGGGTTTGATGGAAAGGGGCTTCGGCCCCTTTCTTTTTGGTGTATAATACCTGTATCGTAACTAAAGGCCGATATGGACACCACAAACCTACCCAAGACCCGCAGCGAAGCCAAAACGCAAGGAGCCAAGTTTTACTTTACAGGGGAACCCTGTAAGCACGGGCACATAGCCCCACGCAAAACAAAAGGCGCGTGCGTAGAGTGCCTCAAGGTTGAATGGGCGCAGGCCAACGTAACCCGCGCCGATTACTTTGCGGAATACAACAAATCAGCGGCGGGCAAAGAAGCTAAACGGGAGTATTACGCCAAAAACAAACCCGATGTAATTGCGCGAGCGCAGGCCCGTACCGTAGAGCAAAAAAATGCGTATAAAAAGAAATACAAGGAAGCAAACCCCGACTTGTATAAAGAATTGGTCAGCGTTCGGCGTAGGCGGTTTCGTGATGCTACGCCCCCGTGGTTGTCTGCGGAACAGAAGCTGGAGATTCGGTTCCACTACCGATTAGCGATTGCATTGAGTCGCTCTACCAAGATACCCCATGCGGTAGACCATATCATCCCACTGCAAGGAGAGGACGTTTGCGGGCTGCACGTACCTTGGAACATGGAAGTAATCACCCAAGAAGAAAATTTAAAGAAGTCCAACAAACTTCTTGCACCCCCCACAGTAAAGTGATATATTTCAGCTAATCCGGGCTTATCCGGTGTTCTGACAGTCCCGGCTGACGACATGCAGACAGAACACCTTCACTTGCATGTAAGGAAATTATCATGGCACGTACTACGTTTCAAGGCCCAGTTCGATCATTGGGCGGCATCTATCAGCAGGGCCCAGCCGCTGTTGTTGAGATCACAACCAGCACCACATTAAGCCCCGAAGCTCACGGCGGTCGTATCATTTCTGTTGGCGGCTCTTTAGCCGCTGCGTTGACACTGACATTGCCCGCGATCAATGTTTCAACTAACCCCATTACGTCTGGCCCCGGTCAAGACCCCAATACACTGAACAACGAAGGCGTTGTTTACACCATCTGGGTGCCCACAACTATCTCCACTAGCTCGTTGAAAATCGGTGTTACCGCTGCTTCTGGTGACTTGTACGTCGGCGCTGTAATGTCTATTGATTCAGACTCATCTGGTGCTGTGGTTGCTTTCTCTGCTAACGGCTCTTCCAATGACTTCATCAACTTGAACGGTACAACTACCGGCGGCGTTGATGGCACATGGGTTCAGATTGTGGCGATTGCTGCTAACAAGTACATGGTGACTGGGAATGTTATTGGTTCCGGCACTGTCGCTACACCGTTTGCAGACTCTTAATTGATCTTGGGGGCTTCGGCCCCCGCATTACAGGAGATTGATTATGATGCAAACAGACGTAAAACAGGGACACCTTAATAACTCTGGTTTTGTCCTGTTGGGTCGAACTAGACTTAAAGCTGCCTCTACGGTTGGCACGGCTACGGCTGGAACACTGGACATTTTTGATACCGCCGCAGCGCCTGTTGCTGCTACGTATGCAAGGTCTACTACGGTTATTACTGTTACAAAGGTAGCTCACGGCTTGGTTACCGGTGACGTAATTGGTCTTGCGTTTGCCACAGCAAGCGGGTCATCCGGCACAAACGGTAACTACCCAATCACACGCACAGGCGCAGACACCTTTACAGTTACAGACATTAACTCTGGAACGATTGCAGGTGGGACAGTGGCGGCATACGCATCCCTGTGGATTGCTAGTTTTGATGTTGGTGCAACTGACGTGTTTAGTAATTTTGCGTTGATTCCCGGCGAGGGGATACTGGTTAAAAACGGTATCTACTTGGACATGAGCAACCTTACTTCTGCCAACGTGTTCTATGGCTAAGAAAAACCCATCCCTTGCAGTAGGTCGCGGCGAGAAGCTGCCGGTCTCTAAAGGGGCTGGGCTGACTGCCAAAGGCCGCGCTAAGTACAATGCAGCCACAGGGTCAAACCTCAAAGCTCCACAGCCACAAGGCGGTGCACGTAAGAAGTCATTCTGTGCCCGCATGTCGGGTATGCCCGGCCCGATGAAAGACGAAAAAGGCAAGCCTACCCGTAAGGCTGCTTCACTAGCTAGATGGAAATGTTGAGGTAAATATGCCAAAAGGAATGCGTAATCCAATAGAAGAGTATCGGCTTGGGTCAGAAGGCGGCGG